CCCTGTTTTCCAGTCTACAATTTCTAGAGTATTATCATCTATTTTAGTAATAAGATCTATTGTTCCTTTCAATCCTAATGTACCACTGATTTCATTACCATTAAGATCATATTTATACTTTGCCCATTTTTTATCTATAGCTATATCAAAGTGCTGCTCTGGACACATAATAGATCTGTTGCGAGGATCAAACATACCATTATTGAATTCTATAGCTTTGTATACCCATTTCCTACAATCATCAAAATCTTTTTCGGTCCACTTATGGTGAGAGCACTTCTTACTATAGTAATTGTATACATCTCTAATAAGAACTTCTAGATCGTATTTTTTAGTTGGTATTTGCCCTAATATATCGTCATCGATATGGGTGTGTTTGTTTTGAATGCCCTGTTGTATAACTGCTAGTATCTCTAGTACTTTATGAACTATAGTCCCTTTATCTGCCTTCTGACCAGAAGGACTTCTCCAGCCTAATACATATTCCATAAAATATTGTTGCTCGCACATGGAATGAGTATTGTATGAAGAACTTCTGAAATATGTAATGATAATAAATCACCTCATTCGAATATGTTTTGAAAAATATTGTAAAGAGACATTGATTGTTCATATATTGACATATTCTCATTATCAATAATATGATCAAAATTAGACCAATCATATCTATCTTCATCCAATATTACTTCACTAATATGATCAGACAAACCATACTTGTTTCTTTTTAGTCTGATGACCAATCCGTCAGCGCTATGTATAGCATCTACCTCATTAGGAAATCTACAGTCTGTAATTAAAGCCAATTCGCTTTGATCGTTTAAAATCTTATTGATTGTTACTTCTGGCCATATATTTGGTTTCATAGATCTAAAAATATCAGTCCCAACAACTTGCATAACTTCTCTAGCTGTGAGATATTTATTTTCCCAAAAGACATTGGTAATCTCATTTTTTTCTATGTCTGTACCATAACACTGAGCATACGTTAGTCCTAAAAGATCCATACAAATATTTTTCTTGAGTATATCAGCAAAACTATATAATTTAATATATGGATTGAGTTTGGTAACCATATCAAGCACATCAGTGTCAAGAGTAGCTGTAGAGCTATTAATATAGTACTGATTAATATCAACAGTAATAGACGCTCCATTATGCTTAATGATATCAATAGTACCTTGCTGATTGACTTTGGCCTTCTGGCATAAATTTTGATTGGCAAGATAAATACTATAAATAAAATTAGCCGATGTATTTTTTCCGGATTGTTTCTTTCCAGAAAAACCTATGATTTTAGTCATATCTGCCTTTCCGTTAGTTTAGATAGCTCTGCTATAATAGTTTTATTATCCATTTCTGCTATATCGCTAGTGATAAACTGTGGAGTGTATATATTATATGTTCTGGAACATTTTTTAGAAATTGTATTAGTTGCTTTGTGTCCAGCATCATCATTATCTAATAATAATATCATTTGCATCGCTCCACTAGCATCAATTAACATTTTTTGAGTATCAGACATAGAAGAACCAAATATTGCTACGCTATTTCTGAATCCGCACTCTTCTAGTTTCCAAACGTTTCCTGGACTTTCAACTATTACTATAGTTCTAGACTCTCTGATATAATCTTTTGCATACCACATATTGTATAGGTGGTTCTGTGTCTTAAAGCCAAAATTGTGTTTCCATTTAGAATATTTCCATTTATTATCTTCTGATGGGCACTCGTCATTTGGATTATGATAACTACTGCATCTGATACATTTGCTATGTATACTACGACCAGTACATCCTACCATGTATTGATGTTCATTATCGTAGATAGGAGCAACTGCTCGTCCATACATTTCTTTACCTATTTTATCACACAAACCCACATCGTATTTATTCAGTATGTCTGTGCTAAATCCTCTATCAACAAAATATGCTGCTGGTATAACCAAACTTTGCCTAATATTACGTCGTGATATTTTTGGTAGATCGTCTTTTGGAGATGGGGTTATATTAGATACAAATGATGTAAACGTATTCTTTTCTACAGATTGTTTTGATACTTTGACATTATCAAAATTATCCTTAAGCATTTTCTTCACAAAAGATAAAGTAGCAGCAAAGGAAACTGTTTCATCTCCATCTTTTAACCAGCCTGTTTGATTATGAGACAATACTCCTCTAATAAATCCTATAATAGATGACTTAAAAGTTTGCTCGCATCCGTGAGTTCGACATTTCCAATTACCTCTATAGTGATCTCCATCTGGATATAAATTCAATGCTGACGGATTATCTCCCCCATGTATAGGGCACGACATTGATATCATCCTAGATGTTTGCTTATATTCTATACCAAGAGCATCTAAAACAGTATATATATTATCACAAATCTGATCACAGATTATCTTTAGTTCGTTTTGATTATACGAAACTGATTTCTTCATCATTATTTTCATCTATAACAAATCCATTGGATGGCTTTTCTTTATTTCCGCTACTAATAAGTTCTAATCTAGTTTTGCCTTCTGTAATTTTTGCACACCAGCCCTTCATATGACAATTAATATAATCGTTATCATCTAATCCACCGCCGTGTCTACTGATTAATGGCACAAGCTTACGATTACCATTATTTGGTCCGTCCTCTGCTATCTCTTCATCAGACTTTCGTTTGAAAATAGTAAAGTTACTACATAGCCATATAATACGGTCAGAGCCGCTTGCTGTATCTGTGCTCTCTTTTGTTATACCGTCTCTATTTAGCTGCACAAATGCTACAATAGGGACTTTATATTTAGTAGCAAAGTTATGCAATGATGTCATCATAAAACCTAATACCTGATACTCTTTCATATCCTGAGATATGCCTGCGCTGTCCATAAGCTTCAAATAATCATAAAAAATTACACAGTCTTTAGCTGTGCCGTCTGGATTAAGTCCAACATCCTTAATAACCCATCTCCGCATTATAGCTAACTGTTCTTCGAATGATTTGCCAGCAATAGACTTATAAAATAATTTTGTTTGCTTGAGTTGCTCTACTGCTTCTGTAATCTTAGATTTTTTATCTATAGTTTGAGCAAATGCTCCTGTTTCTATATTATTGATTTCGATTTCTGTCATCATAGCTAAAACTCTATGCAAATGATCTTCTTTGGTCATTTCTGTATCCATATTTAATACAGGTATACTAAGCTTATTAGCTATATGAAATCCCATATTATCGGATAATAGAGTTTTACCAACCTTAGGTCTTGCCGCTATAACATTAACTGTGCTTTTTCTCAAACCTCCACCTATAGCTTGATCATAAATCTTAAATCCTGTCGAGATCCCGACCTGATCAACTTTATGTTCTTCTAGATATTTGATATATTCATCTAAATTCGTACCAATAGATTCTGGTCCGCTTTCGCTATCGTTAAGTTTATTTGTAAAATCAAATACGACATCTTCTGCTATTCCTAGTATTGATGTTATACTTTCTGATCCATTAACGTCTAGAATCTTATCCTGAGCTAGTTTAAGTTGTTTATGTAATAATCTAGCTATATCTAGCTTTCTGATTTTAGCAGCAAATTTTCTAATATTATCCAGACTAACCGGAAAATCCATTATTGCTTTAAGATGCTGTGCCTCTTCTTTTTTAGATAATACATGAGCCAGGTCTAGTTCCTGAGCAGACGATATTATACAAGCGACATCTATATTTGTGGAGTGACCTTTCTCAAATAAATGTTTGAGGCATTTGTAAATAATAATATTACTATCAATAGTAAAACATGTTTCTGATAATATATCAGCTACTTCGTAGAAAGCCTTATCAGAATACGAACAAATACCAGCCAATACGGCTCTTTCAGCCGCCGGATCACACAATATCATACTCAATTTATTATTTCCTTTGCTGTATCCGCAAGATTGGTTGCAAATTTCTTAAAAAAAGCATCTATATATTCTTTGATTTCTTCTTGATTAGTTAATGGTACATGATATGTTTTGATAAAAATTTCATTGTGGTTGATGATCTCTCCAAGATTATTTTTTTCAAATGCTGCACAGTTAATATTAAAAACTAATTCTATAGGGGAATCTAATAGAGATCCTCTGTTCTGTATTTCATCATATTGATGGATAGACTCTGACTCTATTCTATCGAGTATTTCTTCTGTAGATTCCTCTACAGGAGCTGCTCTGTAATGAATTTCCGAATCGTCTTCGGTAATATATTTTTTTTCTGCCTCTGTTATTTTAGTATATAGCTTCATAAGAAGTGCTCGTTCTTCTTCGCTTAATGATTTAATCATTTCATCGTTGATCATATTTCACCCGGCGTTAGTGGAACAGGTATTACATTTATAGCGACCGCGACTTTCTGTGGCAAGCGATGCTGGTACAGTTTCTTTTTTTCCGCATACCCTGCATTGGACATTAACTAAATTAGCTTCTCTTTGTCTGACTGTGGGTGGATGCACATGTAATAGCTTATCTATTTCTATATCTTCTTTATGCATTTTTGCTTCTGGCATAGATAGAAATTTATTCACAAACTTTTTCTTATTTTGTTTCGCCTTTTTAGTTTTAATTACACTTTCCGCGATATCGTCCGAATCGTCACTATCGTCATTCTTAGATACCTTTTGATCCGCTGGCAATAATGAACTAAGAAGAGTTATTAGAGCCTTAATCTGATCAGGATTTTTTGCTAATTCATTAAGATCCATGCTTCACCTTTGTTTTTTGCACTGATAATAGAATATCTGATAAATTTTTTATATTTGTAGCCAAGTAGGATAATCTATCGCTTCTTTGTTTGGCGTATTTTTTTATCTTATTAAGGGCTGTGGCTTTTTCATTATGCTTAATAGCCTGTAGAGATTTTTCTATATATCCATAACCTTTATAGTTATTTATATCATCAGCTATAGTTTCTTTAATAGATTCATCCGCCCAGTTATATCTAGCTAGCTCTCTATTGATTGTACGCTGAATATGAAATGCGAATTGGCCTAATCTATAAGAAATTTGAGCACAATCTTCGGGTGTTAATTTTTCAATATGATCTCTGTTCATAGCAAAATATAGATTAAGCTCTTCCTCTGGAATAATTTGAGCATTATATCTTCCAAGGCCAATAGATGACTCATATTCATCTAATACCTTATCCCATTCATCGACTTGACTTTTTGTATTCATGCTTTTTTAATCCTGTCTATCCATTCCTCATCAGATTCGTTATATGGTAACGCAACGTACTGTATCTCATTAAGTTTGCACCATTCAGCTTTTTCCCTATCTCTTCTCTGATGCTTTAAAAAACCAAGCTTACTATGATGGTAATGACCAATGAATTTATAATGTTGTTCTCCGTGTGTTTCTATGCACATTTTTTTAAGAGGTAAATAAAAATCTAAATATAAAGTTTCTGATCGCCTAAGTGGTATAGAAATTTCTTCTAATATTTGTAAAGTGGGATATAGGTTTGATAATAAATATCTAGCTCTGAGATGTAGTGAGGATTTATTTTGTTGTTTAGCATGTGCTATATTCCCTACGAGAGCCCAATTATGTTCATTATTATCTAGGTCTATAACTAGCATTTTATACCAATAGTATTTTTAACTTCCTGATAAAGTTCATCGTATACTTTTGGATTATCTAAAAGATACTGACGCACTTTCTCTGTACCCTGTAATTTCTGTTTCTCTCCGCTCATGAAATCCAGAGTATACCACGCACCCCCCTTGTTGATCAAGCCCATATCACAAGCAAGTGTTATTATTTCCATATGTTTATCTATACCATAGCCGTATCTAATGTAGCTGGTAATATTACCACCAGGAGGCCCTAATGCCGAACATAGTACTTGCCATTCAACTTCTTGTCCTATTTGTGTTGCTTCTGTTCCAACAGTCCATGGTTTAAAAGACTTGGCCCTAAGCTTTATATCAGTTTGATAAGCTATTGCTTGACCGCTCTTTTCCTTAAATTCTGCACCATAACCTGTTGGATTACCCATAAGGTGAGTAATGCCTATTACTATATTTCTATTTACAGGAATAACATTAGCAACCTTACGGCAAAATTTAGCTAATAATTTGGCACCATCAGCTCTTTGCATTTTATCCATATCGCTAGTGATCTCTGCTTCGGTACACAATGCCGAATAGGAATCTATAATAATAACTGATCCAGGTTCCTCATTGATAATTCTTTCTGCGATTTGTAGATATTCTTCAGCATGAAGAATTTTACCTTCTTGAGAGCCTATAACACTAAACCTAGTCAGATCTATATTAGGAATACCTTCTAGGTCTCTTTTCTTCAAACGTCCTTCAATATTCAGATAGTAAACATTTCTTGGTTTTTTAAGGTCTCCCTGATATATTTCATTTTGTGCAGTAGCCGAGAACGTCAATGCTGATGTTGTTTTTCCGCATTTAGGCTGACCTGTGAAAACTACGAAGCTTCCTTCTGGTATGCCGCCACCCAATATCATATCAAGGGCAGGAGAAACTGGTATAACTATGGACTGCTTATCTACGATAGCGTTTCCCGATAAAATAACATTAGAACCAAAAGTTTTTAGTATATCTTCTTTAAGTGCCATTATCTAAGTCCTTTAATTTGGAAATCAGCGATTGAGTGTTATTAATTTGACGGTATGTATTTTTTTCTGATCTGTCCAATGGTTTGGATATTTCTGTATTCTCAGTTTGTAATTTAACATCTTCTTGTTCTATAATAGCCGTAAGGTGAGGAGCCCGCAGGGAATATATTTTTTCTGCTTTAGAGTTATTGAGTGCTCTTACTATGGCCTTAGGATTATATTTTTTCACTAATTTATTAGCTGTAGCAATCTGATTTCTGTAATAAGCTGACCATTTTTTAGTTAACCAAAATTTAGCGTGTAAGTCTTCTTTCGATAACTTTGCTTTCTTCTCGCATATCAATTCTGTAATATACTGTGCCGCTGAAACAGTTTTGCCATTAGAATACTTTGAGGGATATTTATTATTCATTTGTTGTCATTAGGTCTAAAAATGCCTTTCATTTGTCTATTAGATACTAATTTAGATCTGGCAGCATCATGAACCTCAGATGCTTCTTTTGTCATGATAGACACGGATTTGGTGCCTTTCCCGGATGTTTGGTTTATCATGAGATTAGGATACTTCCCAACCTTCGATGTTGCAACAGGGACGCCTGCTTCTTGTCCTGTATTTGCCTGTTTCTCTAGAATACTAGACACTTGTTTTGCTGTAATATCTAATTCTTTTGCTATTTGATCTATAGATTGACCTTGACTATTAAGCCACTGAATAGCATATGTATTAGCCTTACTGAGTTTTGCCATTATCACATCTCTCTTTCTGTGTTATGAAGCCACGAAATATTTTTAGTATTGAGAAATTTTAAGTACATATTAAATGCATTCTGATTCACATTAATAAATTTTGATGTTAATCTAGTTTGATCTTTGCCTCTATATGCTACTCTATCACCATAGACTGACACAGGATTATATGGTTTATATGTATAATCGACACGAATCATAAATTTTTTTGTATCATCTTCTCTATGTAATACTTTAGCTAGTGTTTTTTCACTATTTTCCGTATTAGATCTGTAATTGTTATCTTCGTCTATAAAATCATGATTATCAGAGAATGCATAGAATTTATTTTCGTCAATATTTTTTGTGTTTGGTTGCTGGAATATAAATGTATCTGTTTTTTTCATAATATATCTCTTTCTATATCTACTAACCATCTTGTATTTTTACTTTTTAGGAATTCTAAATATTTTTGAAATACAGCTTGATTAACCTCTAAAAATCTTGATGTATTTTTACATACCTTATTTACAAACTTGTTGGATTCTGGAATAGCATTGTTTTTTATAGGATTAAATGGCCGATTAGATCCTTCTACACAAATATAAAATCTAAATTGACTGTTAGCTCTAAAAGTTTTTGATAGTTTATTTCTTAAACATTTAGCATAGACTTTGGGTGACTCTGGATCTTTTGTTCTTGGAAAACCATCCTCATCTAGAAAATCATGCTCTCCATTTAAAGTATAATACTCACTTATGCCATCTATATTAGATATATTATGAATTGCGTTTTTTCTCATTAATTTTTCTTCTATTTTTAGTAGGCTGGTCTGTCCATTTAGTCTTGACGCCTTTCTTTATTCTGGACATACCTGTTGGTAATTCTGTAGTGGAGTCAGACTGCTTGTATTGATTGTGTTTATGATATAGTGCTAATTTTTCATCATCTGATAATTTATCTCTATTTCTATTAGCTAGATCTCCTATGGTTCTAAGCTCCGAATCAGATTTTTTGACACTAGCATTAATAGTCAATGCATCTTCTATATATAATCTAGAAGTGCATTTTTTCTGTTCACAAGATATACATTGTGGACATTCTTCATATTTTGAGTATGTAAAAAATAACTCAAATCTATGATTGCATTTATTACAAATATAAGAATATACAGGCATTACTGATAAGATCCTGGTATATAGTAGATCCACTCGTCGGGAATATTATTCTTTATTCTAGAAAGATACGATACTATAGGCAAGTATTTTTCATTTTTTTTTGGCACAGTTGGAAAATTCTTAATAGGCATAGATGCTTGTGATGGTGTTCTATTACCTTTTTTTCTATTGCATTTTGTACAAGCGGTTACTATGTTTGTCCAACAAGTTGGAGATGATCTGTCATCCAACCATGTTGATTTAGGTATTACATGGTCATATGTCAAATCGGCCAAGTCTTTTTTCTGTCCACAATATTGACATGTAAAGTTATCTCTGATGAATAAATTTTTTCTGGAGAATTTAACCTGATGATTAAAAATTTTTAAATATCTTATAGTTTTAGCTACTGCTGGTATAGGATGGTTTTTATTATTAGTTCCTAAAATACAATCATCCTTATAAAAATCCAATATTTCTATTCCTGTTCTAGGATTATAAAGATTCCGTGTTGATAGAATAATAGCTCTCTGCCAACCTATTACAGTTAGCAGAGAGTAGTCTGAATTTAGAATTAAACAGTGCTTATGCTCCGCGTCCATGATTCTCTATATTATCTA